GTATAGTCTCGTCAGAAATCAAACCTCTGTCGTTTAACTTAATGTAAAGTTCTTTTTGGGCTGTTTCATCTGAAAGAACTATTTGGTCAAACTTCACAACGGCTGGAAGCCTAAAGCCCATAGCCTGCCTAACCATTTCAAGCTCCTGCCTCCAAAACCCAGATATGATTTCTCTACCGTACTCTAGTCTTTCAACTAATGTTTTCAGGGACACAAAGTTGTTGCTATAACCACCACTAGTACTAGCACCCGTTAAAGTTGGGGGTATACCTAATCCCGCGTATATACTTGTTAAAACGGGTTGGTATTTGGCTTCTCCCAAGAATTTGTAAACTTGAGAACTAGACTCTTTGAATTGAAGTTCTGGCCCCCAAACAAAATCCATAGTTCCCCCACCAACATGACTAGCCAATTGATTTCTAAGTCTTTTTGTTGCGGCAGCAGTAGGAATGATTTTGTGATCTAAGCTACCTAGCGTCCACAGTCTTACGTTTGATATGGCTCCATCTAAAGCCGCAATATCAGCCAGTTTCATCTTTTCAAGCATTATGATGTCGTCTAGGATCGCGTATATCATGGGGTTCGCCCAAGCCATCCAGTCGTCTTTTTTATAAAAATACATACCCACGTCATTTAGTGGGATTTGTCTTTCGTTGGACTCTATAGCTCTCTTGACATCTGGGGGAAATATATTTTTAATACTATCATTAGACCTAATGGATTCCATCATAGCTTGATGAGTTAGGTCATTTATATTGAGCACGTAACTAGGCCCGCTAGAATTTAACCTGCTAGAATTGTCAGCTATGTCTATAGCGAGTGGATTTAAAAACTCGTAAGACCAAGGTATTACATTCTTCGCGTATTTTTTACTTTGAACATCAACAAAGTTATCGGCTGTCGCTCTTTTCAGTGAGTCTGTCGTACCTTTGTTGACTTTTGTGACATTTCTTCTTACTGGAACATTGCCACACCGATAAAGGTAGTTTAAAAATCTTTCAGACCTTTCCAGTCCATTAACCTGCTTAAACCAAGTTCTAAAGAATCTTTCTATTGTTTTATTTGGGTGATATATATTTAAACCTTGAGATGAAAAGTCGCTCATTAAATCAATAACATTTCTGATTATACCAACTTTGTCATAAGCTGCCATACATTGCTTTATGATTCTCTTTTGCTTTTTGGATATAGACTCACCGGGACGAAAGTAGTCGTAATCCTGCCTCATGAACCCCGTTCTTACGGAGGTGTTTTGCTCTATGTCTAAATAGCTGGTTCTTTGCCTTTGGCCGTAAGCCTGTGCTTTCTCCATTGGCCCATAGTCTTCGCCAATATCACCCGAAAAAGCAGATTGCCTTTCGTCTTCACTAGCCCAAGTCTTATACATTACGACTTCTTTTTTGTCTGACATCGCGTCTCCGGTTAATAGTATTGACAATAGTACTGAAATTCAATTCAATACATATACACAAACTAATTCCAATCTTTAATTTTTTCAGTAAACCAATTTGGCCCGTGGTACAATTTTTCTTTTTCAAAATTAGCCTGAGAGTCAATAACCGCAAAACCACCCTGAGTCATGTGGTCAACCATTATCTTTTCTTGGGATAATACCCTAGCTGACATATTAGCCATAATCAAAGACGAGTACCTGTCTTTTCTCATCCTGTTCTTTTTGCCTGCTGCCACCTTTACCTCGGGAGTGTCCCACCTCTCTCTACCAGTCGAAGTTTGAGTCATTACTATCATAGAAAGCTCATCTTTCAACTCTTCTATTTCCATAACACAATCCTCTAAAGTATCATACATCCTTCCAGTCGCACTATCTTCCTCTGCTGACAAACCCAAGCTAACCGAATCAAAATAAGGGAAAAGAACAACCCTATCTTCAAAGTCTTTTCTTAAACCGTGATTTGCTTCTGCCAACCATCCAGCGTTTGCGAATTGGCACATTCTTAAAATGTGAAGCCCGGGATGATCATCGGTGTCAGCTTCTTTGTCTTCGTCTATTATAGGCCAAATTGCTAGCTCTCCCGGACCTATCTTGTCCTTGTCGTGCAAAGCCTCCATAACGGCTATACCACCACCTTGGGCATCCAAGGCTATTTCAGAGCAGGGAAACACCTTCATTAACTGTCTGATCTTTTTAGCACAGTACGAATAGAAATCGTCCTCGTCCACAACTCCAATTTTTAATTTGTCCTTGTGTTGCTGCCTATTGGTAGTCCAACAATGAACGATCCTTCTATGATCTGGATTGACCTCCATGACAACTATACTAAAATTATCGACCTCTGAAGCGGGATCAACCCCGTAAACGTACTGCTTGCTAGAACTCCCTTTGAGTTGAGACTCAAAGAAAACATCTCCAGACAAATGCTTTGTAGGGTTTTCCTTAGACGTAGTGCAGGATTCTATTAAAGACCTTTTGAAGAAACCTTGACTATCCGTTGTAAAACATGCTCCGTACTCCATGTTGTATATACCAGAGTGAATCGTAGCCTTTGCTCTAGCCACCTGACCCTCATCCATAAAACCATCAGCAAGTTTGTCTACGGGAATCCTAATAACTGAGTATTCACGCCAATCAAAGTCGTCGGGCGGCTCATTGCCAAAAACTTCCTTGAGTCTGGACTTACTACCCCTGCTGTTGACGATAGCCTTGTAACGCCTCCAGTAATCAGCAAAATGATTAAAGTCATAATAGGCCGTACCAGATAAAACAATTTGGTTTGACTTTTCTTGAACTCCATTGACCTCTTCTTTGAATTCTAATCCTAGTTGTTTCGCTCTTTTTGCCTTCGCTTTACTTTTAACCTTTTCTATAGGAGATGAAGCAACGATAGCAAAACCAGCAACAACATTCTCAAAAATCTCTCTAGGTATAGACGCAAACTCATCAGCTATAATATCGTTAGCACGTTGACCACGAATCTTACTACCGTCACCAAGAGGCAAGCAAGTTATAGTGCTTTGGTTTATGTGCATCACACACCTGTCAACATCTCTCCTTGGGCCACTTTTGCTGTCACATAAATCTCTCAAGACTGGTGCATTTTTCCAGATGGTGTCCATGTACTCAAACAAAACCTTGGACTGCCTAAAGGCCGCACCCACAATGATTATTTTCCTTCTAGGCATAAACAATGCTCGTAATAGCGGGTAGACAGAAAGCAAGAATGACTTGCCCATACCACGAGTACCAATCAATAATGGAAACTTTCTGTTCCACAACTCTTCTAGGGTAAGTGCTTGAAATGGGGATATTTCAATATTTAGTATGTATTTACAAGCGAAAGAAAAATACTGCGGTTGCATCATCAGCCAAGCTACACGTTCTAGCAACTCTTCTCTATCGTTACAATCAGATATAAACTCCATAGGATTGAAGATGGTTGATTCGTCTATGTCTATGCCCAACCAAGCATCTTCTAGTTTTTGTAAATCAGTTATCATTCAAAAACCTCGTCACAAAACCCGTAATAAACCGCTTCTGTAGCGTTCATAAACCAGTCACCTTTTGCGTTTAACATCTTATTCATAGACCCCATTATAGATGCTGTCTCTTTCCCCACCCAAGCCTCAGAATTACTACAAGTCTCAGCATAAATAAACATCATTCTTTTATCACAATAATCTTCCCATTTCGCCCACTGCCTAGCTGGTATTCTATCTCTGTGACCTATGCCTGTTGACCCCTTATGGATCAACCAACAACAACTAGGCATTGTTATTCTTTTATCTGCCGCTTGAGGTATTATACTTCCCATAGACGCTGCCACACCATGGGTAATCACAGTCACGGGACAACGACAGTGTTTTATCGTATCATAGATAGCGTAACCAGCCTCTTCATCTCCACCTATATTGAATTGATGAATTTCTATTGGCTTATCACTAAAACTTTCTAAAATGTGAATGTTTTTAATGAAAGTATTAGCCATTCTCCAGTCTGTTCCGGGGTCAGAATCTTCGGAATCATAGCTCGAATGTAGATATATCTTTCTATCTTTTACAGACAGGCTGTAATCATGTAGCTGTTCAGCCTCGTCATGAAGTTTTTTCCACTCCGGTCTACTGTCTAAGCTCATAAAGCCCCCTGTTAAAATTTAAAAAATGTTTGCTTTACCTGATTCCTTATCGTAGGTATCGAAAAGATCGGAAAGTCTTTTAAATATACTGTTGCAAATCAAAAAAGCGTTATTCTTACTGTCACAAAAAACAATATGCACATCGCACTTTATACTTATTTCCATAAGCGACTTCATTAAGTACCTTCCCGTTATCTTGGTTTGCTCAACAACGTCAAACCTTTTAAACTTGGGCAAGTTGAAGGACTCGGCTGGTTTACCATATATATCCTCGTACAACTGAAAAAAGCTACGAATATCCTTTATACAGTAGTAATCATATAAAAGCTTTTCTTGCTCACTGAGTAAACTAAGTGGATAATCTAGAACATCTGAAGCAGAAAATTCTAGCAGGATAAAACGAAAATCAAAATCTTTCATTCTTTCCATTTCTGCCTGAAAAGCCTTTTTCTTTTTACCTAGATTTGTTGCTATTTCAGTTACAGACCCTTTCCTCTCAATGCACACTAAGTCTTCATAACCCTTAATGGTGTAGTCCCCAGTTTTCATAGTGGCTACTTCCATACCCGTACATCTATCGTAGGGGGAAAAGAACCAACCGTCTTGCTCCCTTGTGTCTTTTATGACCGTGTACTTTGGTTTAGACTTAGCCATTAAGTTAGATTATCTCCCTCGAAAGCTTCTGGGCAATTACCCTCGCATCCATCTTCACAATCTTCAGGAGTTTTGCAATCTTCAGCGGGAAGGTCGAGATTCGCTGG